ACTTATGAGCAAGTATGTACTTGGTTAGAAGCAGGTCTTAATGTAGAAGCTATGAATGAAAACTTAGATACTCAGATTGAGAACCTAAAAAACCCACCCATTGTAAATTTACCTTTGCCGTTTAGCAATCCACAATTATCTTTACAAATAAAAAACAACGAAAATGAAAAACAAACAACTGCTCCAATTAGTGAGCAACCTTAATTCCGTAATTGGTAATTCTGAAACTAAGACACAAAAGAAACTCGTTAAAATTTACGAGAAGGTAAAACAACACCACGAGCACTACCAAGCCGAAGTTGAAATCTTGCGTTTAGACAATGCGCAGACAGACGATAAGGATTGCTTACTATTAGATGACAAAGGTTCTTATCGCTATTCAAAGGACGGCATCAAGAAACTAACTAAAGATATTGAAGCCTTAAATGATAAAGAATTTGACTTTGTAATAATTAACGTAGTCAATCAAATAGGGTTGCAAGACTTTACTTTTTTAGAAGATTGGACTACCGGCATTGACTTTAACAAACAAGAAGACATCGAATTATAAATGGAAAATAACCACCAAGCAGACCAATCAACAATCGTATCAGTAGTAAGTGCAACAATAAGCATTACAAGTATTCAACCACTATTCACATTGATTGCAAGTTTGGTGGCTATTGTTTCTGGAGCAATGGCTATCCGCTATTACTACAAAATGACTAAGAAACTAAAATGAGATTAATACTTTTAGCCTTATTACTTACTTCGTGCGCCTCAGTTAAGAAGGCATCGGAGCGTTTAGATAGCACTGTTGTCAAAACCTTTGACTCGGTGCGTGTAGTCGTTTTCGATAGCGTTACTAAAGTAGTAGAAAAAGAGGAATATTTTACCAAGACCATTACTTACTACGATACTTTGTGGGTTACTAAGGATAGTATGGTTACAATCCCTAAGTACACCGAAACTTACACAAGAGGCACAAAAGAGAAACAAACGGATAGTAAGCAGACCAAGACGGACTCAATGGCTCTCAATCGCACAGAAAGTACCCAAATTTCGAAGATAACTAAAACTAAGGATAAGTCCTTCAGCGAATTTTATAAGGCTCTAATTGCGCTTATATTGATAATTACGCTAATCTTATTCTTTTGGAAACGTAAATAATATGGCAAAAGCAGCAAAAAGCGTAAACGTATCGGCTAACCCGTTACCTATTTCATTCAAAGAGTTTAGCAAAAACCCTGTTGTTGGTATGCTATTTTTATGTATCTGCGGTATTAGTTACCTCTACATTGACAATGCAAAGCGTAACGAAAAGCAAGACGAAAAGATAGGCAGCTTGTATGAAATGGTGCGTAAGAGCGATAGCAGTAACGCAGCAAGTACGGCTCGTTTGGAAATGGCAGTAGACCTTAAGGCTCTTAAAAAGTTTAAGTAATGCGCTATTTAATATTGTTTGCTTTGATAGGTTGCGGAACTAAGACCGATAACCAGATTAAAGAGTTGCAAGACAAAGTAAAGCAAAGCCAAGTGCAGAGTGAAGCGGTGCAGGGTGTGGCTTCTCAGGATAATAAGAAGGTAATTACTAAGACAGTGAAAACAATAGTTACCTTAAAACAAGAAGTAAAAGAATTAAAAAAGGAACTAAATGAAGTTAAGGCTAAATTGGACTCCGCTAATTCTGTTGATACTAATAGCACCAAGTTCCAGTTACGCCCAATACGTTAAGAAGATAGGCGGCGAGGATAAGATTGTTATTAGCCGTACAGAAGGCGAAAAGATTAACAACTCATTTGATAGCCTAACTAATTTAGTAAGCTACCAAAACACACGAATAGATAGCTTAATTAAAGCTAACATCAAGACAAGGGATAGCCTTCGCATCGACCTACTTACCCTAAAAGATACCCTTACAATACGCAATAAAATATCAAACGATACGTTAAACGACTATCGTAATAGGTATTATAAAAACATAGCAATCTATGAGCAGTACGAAAAGGATATGAACTTTGAACTAAAACTTCATAGGCTGAATTCTGTTTTGTTTGCTATGCTAACATTATTTCTATACTCACAAATAAAATAAGATGCAATTAAACGACAAAGGTAAAGACCTTATTAAATTCTACGAGGGCTGCAAATTAACTTCTTATCAATGCAGTGCAGGGCATTGGACTATTGGTTTCGGGAATACGTTTTATGAAGATGGCAAACCTGTAAAACCAGGAGATAAGATTACCCAAGAACGAGCAAATGAATTATTTGAAATCATAGCTAAAGAGTTTGCAGACAAAGTTGCTCCATTAGTTAAGAGTGCGGTTACTCCTAATCAATTCGCAGCCCTTACAAGCTTTGCCTATAACGCAGGTATAGGAAACCTAAAGAGTTCTACTTTATTAAAGAAGGTAAACGCTAATCCTAACGACCCTACAATAGCTTTAGAGTTTGCTAAGTGGGATAAAGCCGGTGGGAAAGTTCTTGCAGGTCTTACAAAGCGTAGAGCATCTGAGTCAAAATTATATTTCACACCTTAAATTAATACTATGAAATGGTTAGCCAATTTATTATCAGACGAAAGAGGTAGCGTGTCTACAAAGCGAGTTATTGCTTTACTATCGGCTTTATTTATCTGTGTTACCTTATTAGCTAATAGCTTCACGCATCAAGAGATTGCCCCTTCGGATAAACTTGTAGATGCCGTAATGGTTATTTGCATAGCTGCAATGGGTACTACTACAATAGATAAATTCAGCCAAAAATAAAAAATGCTAAAATCAAAACGCAAACGACTATTTTTTGATATTGAAGTTTCTGCAAACATAGGCTTCTTTTGGAGTTCTGGTTACAAACTTAATATTGGTCCTGAAAACATTATTAAAGAACGGGCAGTAATTTGTATCTGCTACAAATGGGAAGATGAGAAAGAAGTTTACCATTTGGAATGGGATAGTAAGCAATGCGACAAAAAGATGTTGCAAAAGTTTGTAGAAGTAGCAAACACGGCTTCGGAGTTAGTAGGGCATAATGGAGATAAATTTGACCTTGCGTGGATAAGAACACGCTGCTTGTTTCACGGGATAGATATGTTTCCTTCTTATACAACTATTGACACGCTTAAAATAGCGAGAAGTAAGTTTAGATTTAATAGCAACAAGCTTAATTACATAGCTGACTACTTAGGGATTGGCACTAAGATAAAGACCGAATATAGTTTATGGAAGGATATTGTTCTGCATAAGGACAAAGTGGCTATGGCTAAAATGATTAAGTACTGCCAAAAAGATGTTGTGTTATTAGAGCAGGTATTTAACGCCCTTAAAAACCACATCGAACCTAAAACACATTACGGAGTTATCTTTGGACAAGACCGAGGCTCTTGTCCTGAGTGCGGAAGCGATGACTTAATTATTTCACTTCGTAGAACAACCGCAACTGGTGTAAAGAAAATACAATACAAGTGCAAAACTTGTTTTAAGATACATAGCAAAACCGACAAATAATGGACAGTAAAATATTAGCAGCAGTAATAGAAGATATGCGTAGGCGTGAACTTGTAGGGAAATCAAAGTACGGAACTACAATGGATAGAAATGATTTAAGCACGGGGCAATGGATAACGCACCTAAAGGAAGAGCTGCAAGATGCAATACTTTATTTAACCAAACTTGAACAGATACATAATGCGCCTCAAGAAGATATTTAGCTTCGGCAACATATTAGACCGAGATACCTACGAGCAACTTAGGGAATTAGATTACACGAACCCAAACTTTAAGGGTTGCGCTGACGAGTTCCAGTTCAATAGGGAATGGTGGGTTCTGCTTGACCAAGGCGAGATAGTAGCTTACTGCGGTTCTATTTATAGCAAAGGCATTTGCATATTTAATCGTGCGTGGGTTAAGAAATCACATAGAGGACAAGGCATACAAAGACGAATGATTAAGACCAGGTTAAAGGCAGCATCTACTTTTTGCCATATAGCTATTACTTACACAACCTTAGATAACTTCCCTTCAGCTAATAACCTTATAGATTGCCGGTTCAAGCTTTACCTCCCTGAGTATTCTTACGGGGGTTATGACAAACTTTACTTTCAAAAGTTGCTTTAAAGTGCAACATTTTATAAAATAGGAAAACCTATGACAACAAGAGTAAAAGTAACATACATAGCTATAAATGAGTATAAGCCTATATTATCTGCTTCATCTTTTGATGCAATTAAAGAAGGCTTAGATGAGTATTATGGTGTAGATAAAGGACAAGCTGAATGCTTAGGATTTACCCCATATGATACAAAATACCCTGATGATTATGAAGGTTATTATTCTTATTCATATACAATAAAACAATATGATAAAGAAATAACTAATATAGATGTAGTTAAGATTTACTGCGTTGATTACTATCCGTATACAATTTATAAAGTTT